TACCAGACAGGCATTCCACCTGCTAGACTACTCGCCCTTATCTGGGCGCACAATTTTAAACGGATGGATCTTACTAATTTCTATCTCCATTGCAGATTCTTCATTTACCACACCAAGCAGTTCATCAATGCTTGCCAGTTTAATCTTTTCGCCACTTCTATTTTTCATTCTTCAAAACCTCCTGTGTTAAGTTCATATAGGCCTCTGCAACCTTTCCTTTCGGACAATGCATGTAGATGCTTTTTCCCTCTGCACTGGTCTCAGCAGCTTTTACAGACATCGGGATCACATTTTCAAATACTTCAATCATGGATAAAATCTAAAGTAAGTATTACACCATTAAAAAAGACTATTTATATTAACCAGACTTGTAAAATTAATTTACAGAACAATAAAACTAAAGTAAAATGGACAGTATCTAATAATAAAATAAGAATAGTGAACAAAAATAACAAATATGCAACTATCAAAGGGCTGAAAGTTGGATCAGCTTATATAAAAGCTAAGATCGGTAAAAAGACTTATCGGAGCAAAATGACTATCAAAAAGAAAGTTGTTAAAACCCCTTCAGCTCCTACTGTTAAAAATTATACATATAATAGAATTATTTTGGATAACGATAAACTTCAGATAAAGTTGGCATATACAACTTCTTCTGAAATTGCGTTTTCAGTATATAATAAAACAGATTCCTTATTTAAGTTTGACTGTGAATATTTTAAATTGAACGATACGGATTACGAACCAGATGAAATGACCACTTCTCCGTATATTGCTTCAAAAGACACTAGAAATTTTATTTTAAAAGCTAAAATTAAAAATCCTGAATGTACTTCTTTCGCAGGTGTTTTTAGTATCTGGGCATCAGATGGTTACATTATTGATTATCTAAATGTTTCAAAAACTACTGTGAAATAATTATCTAAATGACTTAATGGGATATAATCTCGAATTGTCGTTTTTATTATTAAAATAAAGAAGGAGAAATGCGTATGAAAAAAAAGTTTTTATGCGTTGCATTGTCTGCAATGATGCTATTACCTGCTGTACCGATACACGCAAAACAGAATACAACAATAAATAAAACATTCATAACTTTACCAAAGAAAAATAGCTATACGCTAAAAATTAAAGGAACGAAAAAGAAAGTTAAATGGATTTCTAGTAAAAAGAAAGTTGTAGCAGTTACAAAGTCTGGAAAGGTTATTGCTAAAAAATCTGGAACTGCTTATATTACTGCAAAAGTTAATGGTCAAACATTAAAATGTGAAGTATCTGTTCGTAGTCATAAATCAATAACTAATAAATTATGGGATGCTTATGACTGGCAGTGTGAAGATATTTGGAACAATGGATACTGTGATATATATCACTATATAGAAGATGGAACCGACTCTTGCGGAAACAAATTAAATATTGATAAAACCATTTCCGACTTAAATAAAAATTATAAAAAAAGAAATTCTTGGAATAAATTTGTTTATTCTGTACAAGGTAAACATTATTCTAAATTCAAAAAGACTTGGGAAAAGCTTGACGCTGAAACTGTTCGACTGAAGAATATCCTTGACAAAAACGGAACTCCTACTCCAAAAAGTAATTATTATTTTCCGTATCAAAAATATTCTAACTATATCTGGAAATTATTTGATAATGTAAGTAATTTACAATAAAAGAAAACCACCCAGCTACCAACTGGACGGAATTTCAGAAATTATCAATCATGGGTGATTGATGTAATCTCTGCCTGAACACCAGAATTATATCATACATCCTGCAAAATTACAAATTGATAAGGGTGTATTTTTTGTACCCTTTTTTAGAAAGGAATGATGATATATGGCACTGATCAAATGTCCAGAATGTCAATTACAGGTAAGTGATAAGGCAATAACTTGTCCTCACTGCGGTTATCCTCTAGATACAAAAGTTATTAAACAACAACAAAGAAAAACTAATAAACGAAAACGTCTTCCAAATGGATTTGGCACTATATCCGAATTAAAAAATCAAAATCTTAGAAAGCCTTTTCGTGCATTAGTCTGTGTTGGAAAAAATTTTTATGGAAAACCTATTTATAAATCATTGAAACCAGAAACATATTTCAAAACCTATAATGATGCTTACGCTGCATTACTTGAATATCATAAAAATCCGTATGATCTTGACTCTGATCTGACAGTCGAGCAATTATACGAAAAGTGGACTGATAAATATTTTGAATCCCTGTCAAGTCCTTCAAGTGAACGTACAATTAAATCTGCCTGGAACTACTGCTCTGCTGTTTATGATATGCGTGCAAAAGATTTACGTGCCCGACATATTAAAGGTTGTATGGAAGATGGAACGTATGTAGTCGATGGTAAAGAAAAACACGCATCTCCTACTACAAAGACAAAGATAAAATCTCTATTCAACTTAATGTTGGATTATGCGCTAGAGTATGAATTAGTAGACAAGAATTATGCAAGGACCTTTAATTTGTCTGATGATGTTATTAAAGATGTTAAAGAAGCGAAGAAGGACCATATTGATTTTACGGATGAAGAAATAAAAAAATTATGGGATCATTTGTATGATACTGATTATGTGGATGTGATTCTGATCCAATGCTACTCTGGATGGCGACCACAAGAATTGGGTCTAATTGAATTAAAAAATGTAGATCTGGAAAATTGGTTTTTTATCGGCGGTATGAAGACTGACGCAGGTAAAGATCGCTTGGTTCCAATCCATCCACGGATTCGTGATCTAGCCAAGCATCGATACCAGGAAGCAATAAATCTTGGAAGTGATTATTTAATCAACTGCACTGATACAAAAACACACCGAAGTAGCTTAAAAATGACGTATGATAAATATAGACATCGATTCGAAAAGATTGTTAAGAAATTAGAGCTCAATCCAGATCACAGAGCTCATGATCCAAGGATTCAGTTTTCCACGATGGCAAAAAGAGATAAAGTAGATGAATATGCATTAAAATATATGATGGGTCACAAGATCAACGATATCACAGAAGCTACTTACACAAAACGAAAACCAGAGTGGCTAATGGCCGAGATCATGAAAATAAAATAAAACGAAGAAAAAAAGAGAGTCAAAATTAATTGGCTCTCTCTTCTTATTCACATTTTTGAGTGTAGAGATGTGGTATAGAGATAGTGTAGAGATAATATAGAGATTGTCTACATTTCACTACTTTTTACCACTTCTAACACCCTCAAAAAACCGCTTAAATACGTGGTTTCCTAGAATTTACCTGCTTTAGCAGCTTCTTCAATATAAATTTAAAAGTACAGGTTTATGCGGTTTGTTTGGCGTGTTTATGGTAATGATATAGCAACTGTCTAATTCCTATAACGTTTATTTTGGGGGTTCGGGTTTACTTTATCATCGACGATCATTCTATATCTTCATGATAAACTATTCGATATTATTAGTCAATAAAGACTTTATCCTGTAATACCATCAGCAATCGCTTTTGCAATCTTTTTGTATCCAGTTTTCTTATATAGATCATAGTCATCTTTATCATCGACAAAACATACTTCGACTAAAATCGCTTTATTAATCGTATGGTTAAGGTAATATAAACCGCCTGTTGTTTTGATTCCTCTGTTCGTAAATCCAAGTTTCTTCATATTATTAAGGATTCTGTTACCTACAACCTTTTTGATACCTTCTTCTTTTGTACACCAGATTTCTGTACCTGCAATTTTCTTGTCTCCCTTGTGATCGTTTCGACCCGAATTAAGATGAATCGAAACATCTAATGCTGCTTGTCTTTTGTTGCACTTAGTACAGATTTTTCTGAGAACGTCCGTCTGACTGGTTCCATTGCTGACTGTACAATTATATGCCTTATGTCCCTTTTTCTTCAATAACCTTACAACCTCTTTGCAGATTTTTCTGTCTTCTCTGCTCTCATCTAATAAGTCACTTGCTCCACAGGCAATCTTACCTGCGGGGTTGTGACCGCCATGAATATTATATACTGCCATTATTCTTCCTCCTGATCTTTATTTACTACTTTGTCTGCTACTTCTAAGCCTTTTGTTAATGCTTTTGGTACGTTATATCCTGCTTCCACAAAATTTTCCACGATAGATCGAATCTCATTGATCAGCAATGACGCCAATACAAACCATCCAAGTAATGTTGTAATCCCCAGATCTACGCCAATTACTTTTCCAATCTCAATGAAAACTGCTGATGATCCGAATGCTACCATTATCATAATCCAGTATCCTAACTTTTTCATGACACCTCTCCAGCCAATTCGTGAACTTACTTTTCCTTCCATCTTCGCGCCCATCCAACCAGTAAACTGATCCGCTACATTCAGTGCCAGATAAGCCACAAAAAGAATCCAGTGTTCGCCTAAAATGTAACTCAGTACGGCAACGATTGATCCTGTCACTGCATTATATGTGTCAATTACATTGTTTGTCATTTTCTTCATTTCCCTCACTTTCCTTTCTTTACAGAAAATATTATTTTGTTGCATAAAAATAAGACCGCTGTGGGTCTTGCTCTGATTTCCATATTCAGCTCCTTTATGAACATTTTGGATCTTCTAATCGTTTCCTGAGAGTTTTATATATAGTTCCATCCGGTCCTGTTCTTGCATCAACAATTTCTACATCTGATGGAGATGAAGAACTAAAGTTTTTGACCAATTGCTCATATTGATTCTCGAGATCACTCTGTCTTTTATCACAATCGTTTGCAATCTCATTGCTTCTTTTAATACCGTCATGAATTGCCTGCCGTACATCCTTTCCCAGAACTGCTTTCAATATATCATTTAAAACTTTTGTTATATCAATCATATTTTTTCCTTTCCGCAACAGCACAGCTAAATTCTGATTACGATACGATTATAGTAGGAACATCTGTCTCAACAGTAAGTCAAACAATTAGCCACTATGGCGGCCGAAAATTGAGCGATTACAAATTTATTGTATTTGCGTTCGGTGCTAGTGATGATGATATTCGTAGCATTGTAACGGTCCCAAGAATTATCTTCGAAAAAATAGGAAAATCCTATAGTTTCGTGGCTCATGGTTCGAATGACAGTACAATATCCGTAGTTTCTTTTACATATGAAAGCGATACGGCTACGACTATAAAATTATCTGCTGATCATGGTGTTAAATATATCAGAGTTTTCGGAATTAAATAAATTACTTATTTCCGTCCATAAACAATCATGCTTATGTTATTACTAGAAGGATTGCAAACAAACCATGTTTCATTCATTTTAATTTTTCTACTTCCGTTATTATAGTTCATCAAAATGCAAGCGTTGTAAGCATCGTTATATCGATAAGATGTAATCTTATTCCACCATGTAGCTAAATCATTTATATAAATTTCAGGAAGCGTAACATCAGTGCCATTTGTATACCCAATTGTTATTTGGATTATAATCTCTATGTACTGGTCTGGAATGGTAACTTCTTCAGATAATTTTCCGTCAAAAATTTTTTTCCAAGCCTTATCAGAATTTAGCTGTGCTGTTGCTGTTTATTTTTTGTCTTTTTCGAAATAAATGCACGGAGATCTGCTCCTAAATTTAATTTTTTGCATAAAAATAAAATCTCCTTCCCTTTTTAGCAGATTTAATAGTTTATATATTAGATTGATTATTATTCTTTAAGCTGCATAACGAATATATTCATACTCAATCGCCCGATCTGAAGCATCATAATAAACATTTGCAGTCATATTTATGTCAGCATGTCCCATTAATATCGCAACATTCTGCAATGGCATTCCTCTCATTATGAGATTTGTACATAATGTCCGCCTAAATTTGTGCGGATGGGCATATACGTTACACATTCTTCCAAGTTCTCTTACTACTCGCTCAATGCCATCCTTTTGTAATCGATCATACGGAAATCGCTTAGATGTAAAAAGAGCAATATTATTATCTTGCCTTATTTCTAAGTATCTGTTGAGATAAATCATAGCAGTATCTGAAATAAATACCGTTCTCTCCTTATCTCCCTTTCCTACAATTCGTACTTTCTTTCTCAGAAAATCTACGTCATTCAAGCTTATATTACTTAACTCAGACACGCGACAACCTGTGCATGCAAGCATTTCTATAAGAGCCCTGTCTCTTATGTCTGTACAAGCTATACGTATACGTTCCATCTCGACTGCTGTAAATGCCTTCTTCTTTTTCTTTGTTACTTTGATTTTCTTTATTTTTCTTGTTGGGTCTTTATCAATATATTCTTCATCAACCAACCACGAGAAAAAAGAAGATATCGCTGATCGCTTATTGTTAAGAGATAAATTCGATATACCTCTGCTTTGTTTATACGCATACAAAAAACTTCGAATATCTGTTGCATCTATAGCCTTTATATCTTTACCTACAAAGTAATCTGTAAACTGAGTCAGGTGTAAATTATATTGCTCAATCGTTCGATTTGACTTGTTTTCTACGATCAGCGTCGCAAGGAACGTATCTTTTAGCTTCCTTAAACTGTCATTGTATTCCGTCAATTCCGTCGATTCTTTCTTAATCTGTACATCTCGGAACTCTTCTACCAGCACATTTTCAAGATAATCTAGCTCTTTTTTCTTAATTCTATTGCCCATTTTGATTAGCACGTTACTTATAATTCTGTCACGCATAATACTTTCTCCTTTGTGTGTTATGTGTGCATTATACTCTTTTCCGCTGCGGAGGATTCGTAGACTTCCGCAGCTAAATTCTGATACTGCATCAGATTTTAGAATAAACGCAAATGGGAACTTGAAGACATACTTAAATATGTTCAAAGTTGGCAAAGAACTTGTCATTATGGGTGGTATTGATGTACCGTTTGAATGGTTTCCATCGTATTCGTTTCTTGCAATAGAAGGATTAATCGCTGCAAAGGCAGAATCTGGCATGTTAGTTCCTGTACAAGCTGCTGGACAGGAAATTACTCTCTTGCAACTTCCAAAAGGTTCTAATGCAATCACAATAAATTCAAACATGCCAAAAGGATTTTATTATATTTCAATGGCGATTGATATTTTAAATTATTGATTCTTTTTTAATAACAAAGTAATTATTCCTGATAATTTAATAGTAACTGAGGAAGTATTATGAAAGTAGTACCAATTTGTTTCTGTATCTAAATGATCAATTACCCATGAATGGTATTCTCCAGTTATACTTGCTAGTGCAGAAACAAGAGTGTATCCACTTGGAATATCGATACCAATAAACTTATCAGTGTTAGGCTGTATTTCTAAATTAGAAAAGTTTATTTGCGAATAATGCAATAATTCAGAATTTAACTGCGCAATATCTGTGTGTGCATCCGCAATCCCCTGCTCCATATGATTAAAATTTTCTGCTGACAAAGGTGTATTCCCCTTTACCCATGTTTTCTTTGTATATGCCATTTTCTATTTCTCCTTTCGTTCTAACAACAGTAAATCTGATCTTCGCTATTACTGCAGCAATAGATCATCTGTCCTTTTACAAGCTCTGCCGTTACATATTTTGTTGTTCCATCTAATTGTGTCAATACAAGCGTTGTTCCACTGGCAGAAATTCCTGTAATCGCCTTATTTGCGTCTGTCTGTTTTGCAGCCGTATAACCTAACGCTGTGTTTACGTTTGATGCCGTTATTTCTCCTCTTATTGTTGCACTGGATTTATTTTCAACACTTCCTAATCCTACTTGAGACTTTGTGACTCCGTGAGGATTGTTTTTGTTTCCTGTGTGATTACTCACATAGTTTTTTATTTTATTCCACAGCTTCAAAAGTCCTGTTTCATCTAAATAACTTGCCATCTAATCACCATTCCTTATGTAAGATTTGTATCCATCCATGTGTTCGTGATCGCAGATATTTGGAATTTTTCCCCTAGTGCATCCCACGCTTTTCCGTTCCATGCAACATTCATCCCTGCGGCTCCATAAGATGACGCTGCTACAATATCATAAACATCTCCTGTTGTTTGTCCAGATGTTGGCAATTTATCTTCTGTCGCCACAGACCCTCTATATTTATACACACCAGTAATATCGGATTTTTTTGCGTATGTGCTTGATAAGGTTGCATTTGTTGGAAGATCATCGAGTTTTGCCTTATCTGTGTGGGACATAAGTCCTGGAATGCTAACATCCGCAGTTGGCAATTCTACTGATGTGTGCATAAGGATGTTGGAAGATGTATTATTTCCCAATCCTATAGTCATCTTATGCTTTTCAGGGTTAACACCCAATATTAAATCTAATCGTTTCCAATCACCACTACCACTTAAAAATGCTTCATTATGTCCAGTACTTGGAGCCGGTACTAATCCATGTGTACCAGATGCAGAATCCGTGGCTCCTTTAAAATCACTATAAGTTGTATTGCTGTCCGCACCCCATACCGCTGTTCCTTCTGAACTCCATCTTAGAATCTGCCCAGAGCTACCGCCGGCAGGAATATGCTTGTTTCCTGAACTCGTAGGATGTGCATATTTATTTGCCCCTTCCGCGATTCCTGCGAGCTTTGTTTTTTCTACTGTTGTATAATCATTTGTAGACAATCCTTTGCCATCTGCTTTATCTACTTTTCCTGAGATCATATTCGTTATCTTTGCTACTATCTTCTGCCAGAGATATAAGACACCGTTTTGATCAAGATAATTATTATCTGCCATTGTTTTCTCCTTTAATTTAAGATTCCCTCTAAAACTTCATTTGTGATTGGTTCCAGGTTTAATCCTGGAAGGTTGTACATTTCTGTTCTAACTTCACTTATCTGAGCCTTTAAATTTACAGAATCGTTTACCTGTTTGTCTGTCAATGTACTGATTGTTCTTCCAAGAGTTATTTTATTATTTGTTGGATTCTCAAGATCTAGTTCATATTTACTTACAAGATAGTACGTGCCCACATCTCCGAATGTGCTCATGATTCCATGCTGTGTAGAAATGCAAGGAACAAGATCTCCCAACCTGATAGAATTTATATCTACATCAATCATATGAAGATCCACTGCAGTAAGTTCAATTGTAGTTGCCAGATTGATACACGTTTGCAGATATTTCTTGGCTTCTTCTAATAATGTGTCTGGATCATAAATATCCGAAAAATCAACCTTATCATAAATCCATCCATATAAATTTACCGCTTCTTGGTTATATACATAATCTGTTCCATCATGGCCATTTGCCGCTTTAATATCGACATTTTTATTATCAACAACTGCTCCCAGCGGGATGATTGCTGTTTTAATATCTTCTGCCTTCGAATACTTCTTTAGATCAAGCAGATTCTCTCCAAAACGGATCACTTGATTACTTACTTTCCCATATTGCTTTACGTAGTCAAGATATCTGATTCCGTTTTCATGCCTTACTCGAAGATAGCCGTCGTATTTACCTAAAAAATTAGAACCAAGAAAATCCCATGTCTTTTCATAGTTCGTAGACAATTTTGTAATGGTTACGCTATCTATATCGATTACTCCAATTGTAAAACGCTTTGCTTCTTCTACCTGCGCGTTATGTTCTTCAATCAATCTCTTGAATATTTCAATATTCGTATCTGCCTGACCTATTTCTGTTGTTTCAGTACCATAATCATGCGCACGTTGTACTGAATCTAACAAAAAAGCAAGCTCCCCTTCACAGGAAATCTGTCCAGTGTTTTTGAAGTCTTGTTCGTTTGTCAGACTTCTTCCAGAAAACAATAATTCATCGTCTGCATATACTTCAATCTTAGATTTTAGTTTATTTACGTCATTTACATGAGGATGTGTTGAAAGCATTCCAAAATCAAGATTTCCTGTTTTATTCAGTTCCAATGAGATTTTAGGTGAAAGCACATGATAATCTGGATCACGAATATCATGTAGCACTTTTCCATCACACAATACTCTATACATTTACAAACTACCTCCTCGATAATCAATTGAAATAACGCCAGTTCCTTTGAACGTTAAAATATTATCTCCTTCTGTCAACCAGATGTTAAACACTTTATTTCTGCCTGCGAGAAGTGAATATTCTGTGCCATTGTAACTAACTTTCATTGCTGTACTACATTCAATAACTGGAATGATCCGTTTTCTTCTTCCTGGAATGCATAACTGATACTCTCCATTGACTTTAATACCCTTATATTCTCTTATAATGTCTGTTTCAAAATTGAAGGTATCCCATTCCCAGTCTTCAAGGGATGAATATCTTTCATACTTATACGGATCAACATCTCCTGAAATCACAAGCTTTCCATTTACTCTGTCAGTTTTTTCAACGTCAATTGTGAATCTTCCAATATAATAAAAACTAGGATCTGTATCGAGTATGATCTTCACTCTCTTACCCACAAGATTATTTGCAATTTCAGAAATGCACATTCCCCACTGAAAGAAATCTTCGTCAGGAGTTTCAAATTCCAAGGAGATGTTTCTGTTCTTATACTTCACATCTCCACCAGTAACTGCTTCTGTGATATCCAGTGTTCCATCTGCTCCTGGAATATCCTGTTCATAAGTTTTTGGCTCTGGAAAACCAAGAGTGATCGCAGTCCATCCAAGGTTCCAATCTCTCAATGTATGTTTTTCTCCAATCATTACTCCTAATGCTCCGCCTGCCATTTTACACACCTCCTCTTGATTTTCTGGTTGCAATCGTATTCAGCTCTGTATCCATATACGGAGCAATCATTCTTGTAATTTCTCGTCCATCTACGATCACTGGAACTTCAATTCGTTCTGGTCCAGTATAAACTACTGATGGCGCTCCATCAGATGAATCTGCCTGCACAACTGGCTGCATCCTTGTTGTGATCGTCTGCATCTGCAGGTTGATCGCATCCTGCATCCTTGACTGAATATCTTGAACATTCAACTTCGCTTTCGCAAATTTCTGTGCCATGTTCTGAGAAATCGTTCCCATTTGTTTATACAGATTTGGCGCTTCTTTTTCATGTCCTTTGATTGCTCCCTGAATATCATAAGAACCAATCTTTGCAAATTCTCGAGATGGGGAATGAATCTTAAGTGTCTTTTTGGCTGTCTTAATAATATTCTGACAGATTTTCTTCATGGATTTGCTGAGGTTTCTGGTTTCGCTTTCCATACCTGCAGTTAATCCCTTGGCAATATTAACTCCTGCCTGTTTCATCTCTTTCTGCAGATCATCCGTTACTGTTTTCATTTCAGATTCATAATTTGCCTGAAGTTTTGCGAGATCATCTCCAAAGAAGTTTTCAGAAAATGTTTTGGACATATTCTGCTGCTGATTCCACTTATTAATGTAAGCCTGCTGTTCAGTTTCTGACATATGCTGGAACCATGCCATATAAGCGTTTCCTGCATCAATATCCATTCCGAGAATCTTTTCCATCATAGACTCAGGAATCTTGTTTTCTAGCAACTTCAAGTTCTTTTGATACTTTTCAATGTCCATGATATTCTGATCAAGGTTATAGATATTTCCCCAAGATTGCTGTTTATCAGTTAAACTGTCCATCTTGCTCTTGATGTTGTTATACGCTTCCTGATATTCATCAGATAAGTCTTGTAACTTTTCCTGTGCAATCTTATTTAATCGATCAGCTTCTTTCTCAAATGCATCATTGTATGCTGCTGCCGTTTTTTCTCCCGCAATTTTTAATTGCTTTTCTTCTGCAGCATTCTGCTTCTTTAACTTTTTCAGCTGTTTTTTTAATTTTGCTTTTTCCTTTTTATTTTTTGTCTTACTGATCTTATCTTGGAGATTTTTCTCTGCTGTATCGTGCTTCGAAGAAACTTTACTTGTCTGCTGATCAATGATTTCTTGTACAGTTTCTGATGATCTTGACTTTGCTGTGCTGAGTGCTTCGGATATTCCAGAAACAAGGTTGTTTCCAATATCGGAATAATTCCCTTTCTTGGAAGCACTCTTAGCTGCAGATAACGCTTCATTTACAGATAGCTTCATTTCTGCATTGAGTTCTGTCTGTCCTTCTCTGACACCCTTTGCTACTCCTTTTGGAATATTCTTACCAATCGCATCTTTATATACACGAGATGGAGAATGGATTCCTAAGGCTGTTGCTGTAGCTTCTACCGATGCGTTAGCCATCTCTCCAGAAGCATTTTCTACATCTTTGGTATGCTTTCGGATACCTGCTGCCATTCCTAACGGCATCCATTTTCCTACGTCACTATCCATGACACGGGATGGTGAATGAATCTTACCTTCTGCTTTTGCGGCTGCAACTGCTGCTCTTACTGTTTCTCTTGCGGCTGATGATACAGCACCGGAATTTGATCTGATACCAGATGCAATTCCTGCAGATAAATTGCTACCAACGGACACGAAGGATGATTTTTGACTACTTGCTCCAGAAGAACCTGCTTTGGCTACTTTTGAACCGGCACTTTTTGCAGCTCCAGATTTTGATGTAATTCCTTTTGCAAAATCATTTCCAAGTTTTGCTCCTGCCTTTTTAGCAGCACCATCATTTGCAGCTAGAGTTTTTGTAGCTGTGCTTTTCAGCGTTTTTACACTTGTTTTTGTTTTTGAAGATGCTTTTTGCGCTTCTTTCGAATAAGATTCAAATGTCTTTTTCCCACTTTTTGAGTTATCAGTCGGATTTATCTTAGAGTTCTTCTCTGTATCTGCTTTGCTCTTTTTAACAGTATTTGCATTCTTTTTAGCTGCATTTCCTACAACATTAAATGATTTTGCGGCACCAGAATTATTAGCAGTCTTTAACGTTGTATTACTTTCTATGTTTTTCTTTGACTTACTTGTATCCTTTTCTGCTTTATCAAAATCCTTTTTGACTCCATCTGTCAATTGTTTTACTGCAGCTTGAACAGATATTTGTCCTTGCGCAACTCTGGTTGCTAATTCTGTTGGGACTTTTGATCCTTCAATTCCTGCCTTATCTATCATATCCTGGAAAGATACCAAATTACTCAGTGCCTTAACTGCTTCTTCAGGTTTCATACTCCCAGATGTGATACCATTTGCCAAATAATCTGGTACTTCAATTCCACCTTGTAATGCCTCGGCTTTCAGATCTTCAAACGTAATAAGATTCTTAACAGCTTTTATAGAGGTTGGAACAGCATACTGTCCGGAACTAATTCCCTGTGCAATACTGTCCGGAACTTCTTTTCCTTTATCTTTTACTTGCTGAATTAAATCTTCCCAGTTAATTGCATTTCCAAGCTGTGTTGCTGCGGTTTTAAATGAAACAGACCCATCAGAAATACCTTGTGCCAAATACTGTGGGATCTTCATTCCCTGTTCTTGCATCTTGGCCAACTGGTCTGAATTAACCAGATTGTCTAATTTGATCAAGCTCTTTAATTCTTTTCCGGATGTTGGATTTGCATAAACACCTTGTTTAATTCCCTCTCCAACTGATTTCGGGATATCGCTCGCTTTAATCTTTGCCTGTTTGGCCAGATCATCTAAGGATTTCAGATACTCTGTATAATTTGTCTGAGCCGTATATTTATCTGTGTATGCGGTCAGTTCTTTTTGTGCTGCATTTAAATTTTTATTACTTTTTTCGACAGCACTATTGGCTTCCATCATTGCATCATAGTATTTTGTCAGATCATTAGAAGCTTTCTTATACTCATCACTGCTTGTTGTTATCTTTCCTTGGTTTACCTTTGCGGTAACCTGATTCATTTTTTCAACAGCGGCATTATATTTGTTTGTTGCTTCTGTCTTTTTCTTAATAGCATTTTCATTTTCAATGTCAGCTTTGGCTACTTTGGATGCGGCACTTTCCATCCCTTTTTGGTAAGCCTTAGCCATTGCCTGTTCTTTTAGCGCTGCAATATTCTTTTTGATCGCAGAAGTGGACTTATTTAGCTTATCTGCTTCTTTGTCATACTCAAGATTCAATCCAGGTAATAATTCGTTTAACTGCTTAACAACACTCGCGATCTGTGCTTTTGTTCCGGCGCTTTTATGCTCAACATTCATCAGTTTTGTTAATCTCTGATACAGCTGATCTGCCTGAACACCATTTGCACGTGTAGAATCCACATTTTTCTGATTTTCTTTATGTAAGCTCTTGATCGATGCCGCCATCTCTTCTTGTTTCTTTTTGAGTTTTGTGCAAGAAGAATAGTATCGATCTGCTTCTGTAACTGCTTTTTTCTGTGTCAGTGTGTATGCTGCGACTCCTGCTACTAAAGCACCTACTGCAACAACTCTTAAACCTACTGGACCGCCAAGTGCTGTACACGCCGCATTAAAAGTTCCTGTTGCTGCTGTTGCAAGAGAAATCTTACCTGTAAAGATTCCAACGACTGTCTGCAGTGCAGTCAAACCACCCTGTTGTGCCACTAAGGTGATTGCATTTGCCTGCTCCATTGTTTTTAAGGCACTAAAAGCTGTAGTTAATGCTGTAACTCCTTTAGATGCAGTGTTGAAAACTTTAACTCCGGCCCAGGCCCCCATGAATGATGTCGCAAGCGGAATAACTGCGCCCATGTTGTCCCCAAGCAGTTTTGTAGAAGCGGCCAATACTTTTACTCCACCTTTGCCGGCTACCATAGCCACTTTTCCAAGATTTTCAACAGTATTTATCGCTTCCTTCGGAACAATCTCTTTTATTCCACCTTTTTTCAATTTGTTAGATAAAATCCTTAACTGTGCTGTTCCAACACCGACAGCCTTTGTTAGCGGCGTTTTGATATCTTCATAAATGCCGATTCCAACAGACTCTGCTACTGATCCGAGGTCGTACAATGCTCCTTGCAGATTGTTGTTCATAACATCGGCCTGTTTCTTTGCTGCGCCAGAAGAATTATCAATCGCCTTTTGTAATTTGTTGAAATCAGAATCAGATGCATTAACGATTGCCAACAGACCTGACATCGCTTCCTGTCCTGCGATGCTTGAAGCATAAGAAGCTTTCTGACTTTCTGTTAATCCAGAAAATTTTTCTCTCAATTCTGCCATCGTTTCACGAAGTGGCTTCATGGATCCATCAGCTTTGGTTGTACTGATACCAAGTGCATTTAATGCTGTAGCTGCATCTTTCGGAGGTTTGACAAGTCGCGTAATGATAGATCTCAGAGATGTACCTGCTTGACTTCCTTTGATTCCGGCATTCGCCATCAGTCCAATTGCTGTAGCTGTATCTTCGATACTATATTTCATGGATCCGGCCAATGGTGCAACATACTTAAAGGTTTCTCCCATCATTGCAACATTGGTGTTAGAACTACTCGATGCTTTCGCTAGTACATCAGCAAAATGTCCAGAGTCCTTTGCTTTCAATCCAAAGGCGGTCATTGAGTCTGTCACAATGTCGGATACTGTTCCAAGGTCTTCTCCGGAAGCTGCAGCTAAATTCATAACACCAGACAATCCAGAAACCATCTGATTTGTTTTCCATCCTGCCATAGCCATGTACTTAAGTGCTGTAGCAGATTCCGTAGCAGAAAACTTCGTTGTAGCTCCCATCTGCTTTGCTTTTGCAGATAGCTTTTCCAGGTCTTTTCCAGATGCTCCGGAGATTGCCTGGACCTCACTCATTCCTGCTTCAAAGGACTTACCTACATCGATCGTCTTTTTTGCGGCCGCCACAGATGCAACTCCAATTACTGCTGCAGATTTTTTCATCAGCCCGGCCATCTTTGATGTTGCGCTCTCTGTACTTGCTACTGTACTTTGATTAGATTCTTCCCAAGACTTTTTTGCACCATCTGCACTTTCTTTTGCAGTATCCTTTACCTTTTTATGAGACTGCTGCATCTTCGTAGATGCGGATTCTGTTCCTTTTGCTGCAGTATCAGCTCCTTGCTTTGCTGCCTGTCCTGCTTTCGATGCTGAATCCTTTGCGCTCTTTTCTACTTGTTTTCCAGTTTTCTCTGCTGACTTAGCAACTTCTTCTACACTCTTTTGTGCCTGATCAGAAGCTTTATCTATCTCCTGTGCTGTACTCTTAGACGAAGATTCAACCTCTTTCTTAAGATCATTTAATCCTTTTTCTACACCGGAGTTATCCAGTTTGGTTTCTATTGTAACTGTACCATCTGCCATGTTTTCACCTCATCAAATAACTAAAAATTTAAAGTTTCTAAGCTATTTGACGTCCTGGGTGCTCAACCTGCAGATCCAAGCTCTCGCCTGTTCGCTTCTTCTGACTACTTTCTCGGATTAGTCACATTCCGTTATAGTTTTACGCCTTCTCGGGCAATTTTGGTATAATAAAAGCACCTAGGTTATCCTAGATGCTCCTTTTAATTATTCAATTTTATAAATTTAACAATTGCTTTTTTTTCGCATTAAATTCTTCCTCTGTTAATATTCCTTCTTTCTTTAAATCTGCCAATTTTCTTATCTCATCTGCAATTGATGTAACTTTTGCTGGTTCTGGGGAAATTTTTGAAATCTTCGGATATTTTTTGAGCTCCATTGACAGCTCATCCATAATAGTCTTTAAATTCTTATTATTCTTTCCCATGTCAACAACGCTTCCGAATACTCCTGTTTTAGATGCAGACGTCACTTCTACAATACTTTCTCCATCTTCTGCTGCTTTAACCGTTACTGTCACATTTTCTCCCCACGAAAATGCACTGATACCAGCTTTTAAATAAACCGTTTTTAGTAATTCATCTACAGAATCTACTTTCATCCCATATATATACTGAGATGATTTTTTTAGTGCTTCAAAAACATCTTCTACACTGTAAGGAATCTTCACTGATGAATTATGATCTGCTACTCCCATATCTTTTTCCTCCCGAATATTTTTCTTTAATTATACAATATTAAGAAAATACTCGCAACAAAAGAACGCCTGTCTCCAGACGTTCTCTATATAACATTTATGCCACCTGCTTAAATTGTTCTATCGCAATATCGCAAACAAGATTTGCCACCCTTATTGCCTTTTTATTTCCAACTTCTATCAATTTATCAATCCATTCTTTTCTTAACTCTTTGATTTCGACCTCATTCAACCCTTGCATTTCACAAAGCAGCTCTGATAATAAATCTTTTAATTCATTCATCTACGCCACCTCCTGATAAACAACTTTACACTTGTTAATCTTTCCATTGGATAACTGATATTCAATCATGGTAGGATATCCATTAGTTTCTAGCCATTCTTTTATTTTTCGGAATACGCTGTCCTTATACTGAATTGTAACACCATCATGCCCATTTCTACTGTACGCTGTTTTTACAATTTCATCTTCTGTTACATCCAATTTCTGAATAATTCCACTAACAGCCTTGTCATGTGGTTTCCCATTATTGGACATAATTCCTAACTCTTTAGCAATTCTCGTGCAATCCCATAAAACAGGAATTTCTGAAATCAAAGGTATATTGATTGGATATCCATTATCAGAATAAATCCGCACAACTTCTGCCGCTATGTACTTAGAGTCTACGCCTGCATCATGCAGTGCGCTTTTTACATTCTTAACCATTTGATTTACAGATGGTAGTTTTTCTCTTTTCTTAACACTTTCTTTCCGGATGATTCCATACTGAATCACATCTTCCATATCGTGGAATCGGTTGATGTATTTTGCTGTAAACTCTGTGCCTTTGATTCCTGTTAACTTGTGAGCAATGAACTCGCAGCCTTTCTTTGTAACATCAAAACATTGCAATACTCTTCCTGTTTTGTCTTTATATGTACTGTCTCGAAAAAATTCACTGGGCTCAATTTTGAGCTCAGTCAATTCATAAGTGTATTTTGCGATATCTCGTAATAAATTCTTATGTCTCTTTTCAACCATATCTGCGACTTCTAAACTACTAATTGTCTGTTCTGTCATTTTTAAATCATTCATTCTGTTGCCTTTCTTCCATAAATTGGATATTGATTTTTGCACCAAAATGAAGTAACATTATAATAATGATACCTTTTTGGTGTTATCATCTGGGAATAGCTTGTACCGGCCAAAGTATTCAGCTGTTCCCTTTTTTTTGTTTCTAAAGTTCCTCATTTAATTTGCGTATCCCTTCACGTATCGCTGCTGATTCACTCGTTCCATACTTGCGACAATATTCTATAAGTATGCTATCCGTTTCCTCATCAATTCGACACTGAATTTTTCTGTTTTTAGGATTTCTGGTGGGACGTCCTCTTCTTTCATGTGCTAAATCTTCAGTTTTCATTATCTGTATTCTCCTTTCTACTATTTTTCGTAATTATAATATCACTATTTTTCGTAATAGTCAATACTCTTTTTCGTGTTTACAAATATGATTTTTCGTGTTTTAATTATAATATAAATATAAAAGGAGGTGCTTTATGGCATTTGGAAAAGAATTATCTGATATCCTACACCAAGAAAATATGACTGTAAAGGAATTGGCTGAATTAGCAGATATTCCTGTTACTACCCTGTATTCTTTAATTAAACGTGATAACAACACAGTTAATTTGGATTATGTACGTCGCATCTGTGATATATTAGGATCTGATCACGCAAGTCAATTACTTTCAGCTGCTAATCTCTCCAGTTTCATCAACTCTGACGTTACTGCTGCGGTTTTAGCCAGTGGCTCAAAAAGTCCTAACAAACTCAGTGTTAAAAATATCTACACAAAGGAAGAAAAATTACTCCGTCACTATCATGCCTTAAATCCAGAAGGTCAAGATTTATTACGTCGCTACGCCAGGGATTTATATGATCTTCCACGCTATAGAAAGGAAAAAGATTAACCATTGCACAGAGGCTACTTCAATAGTTTTCTGTGCTTTGTCTTCTCCTGCATTTGACTCTAACACATTCTATTTTTTTGTCAAATTTCTTACTCTTTTTTGACATTTTCCATTTGTGCAAATCTCATAATCTTTTTTAAGTTTAATTCCTATTTTTGCATCACCTTTGTGATGCATTTTTCTTCTCAAAATTCTCGATTTACGCATCTTTTTTATGCACATTGCAAGAATTTGACTTTTTTTACAATATTCCTGACAGATCACCGCCATTTAGCAGTATCTGTGTTATCTCATCCTGTCTCTTCTTCTCTTCTTTACTTATATCATCCGGAAGTGCATAGATCTTTTGCATCTCCCTTATCCTTTTTCTCTGTTCTTTGTCAAAATTCTTTAACTCTGCCCCACGATATCCGATAATCTCGCAAATCTTACAATCATCATGAAGGGCACTGAATAGCGACATAAATTTCCACCAGTGCAAAAAATCAACCTCGAACAGATCAATCTTATAATCCTGCATAAACCCTGCATTGATATAATCAAAATCATATTCAAAGCTGATCACTTTTTTCTTTGTTTTTGTTTTTGATTGTTTATCTTCCTTACCACAGGAATAAAACCACAGCATTTTTTCCATAGCTTCTTCCAGATCATCCGGAACATTATCTCTATAAAAGAGTTTTAGTGCATCATAATATTTTGCATTTGCGATCGCATCTTTTTCTTCAATATCGATTTCTTTCATCATTTCTTCTGCAAACTTCTTTTGATCATCTGTAACTTCTTTTCCAAAGATAATCTCTTCCACATTCATAATTGTTCTGAAATCAGCATCAATCTTATATGTTTCACTCCCGATATCTACTGACACCGGGAGTTCTCTTCTGATCATTCAGCTCCAATCATCTTGTGCAGATCATTGACTCTCTTTGTATGACCAGCTAACTGTGAATCTCTGATAGAATAAAGCTTCTTAATTGCTTTCGTTCTTTCTGTCAGATCATGTTTTGATGTAAAGATTTCATCAGCGGTGCCATTTCCAAATACCTCGTCAAAAAACTCACTAATGATTTCTGACTCATACGCCACGCCTTCTGCCTTGATTTTTCCATCTTCTGCATTCTTCTCTTCGTACTCACCAAGTTTCTTCCACATTTCCTTTCCTGCATCACTAAATTTTTTCATCATGTCCGCATCCAGGAAATTAAATGCGAGCTTCTTTCCATTCCAAATAAACATATATCTTACTCCTTAATTCCAATTTCAAGCTTCGCTTTCGTTTACTCCGTTGCTGAATCCGGTGTAAATGTCTTTGTCTTTGTATCAAATTTACCCATAACAGGATCTCCTTTGTCGTGAAGTGTTCCCTCAACCTGTAATTCTCCGTCATTATCAGAGAAACTTGAAATTTCAGCAGCTACGGTAAACATACGTGCTTTGAATACTGTCCCAGTGGTATCTCCCTCTACTTTTTCATCCAGATCAACGCGAACAAATTCACGTTCTGCATCTGCTCCTGTTTTTCTCTCTTTACCAATGCTGACCAGATCTTTAATGACATTTTCGCTTGGAATCTGATCGGCTGTAAATCCGTGCTCACCTTCATAACTTGTAATGCTTGATGTGGATGATTTATCATTGATATATTTTTTACTTGTTGTCTGTGCTCCTGGATCTTCATTTAACTCTGTAAAACCAGTTCCCATAAGTTCGAAGTTTTCTCCTACTTTTAAGTAAGAAGCTTCCTGATAACGCTGTTTTACTGTTTTACTTGCTGTTTCTGCCATTTTATATTCCTCCTAATTTTTGATAATAAATTAACTGACACTGAATCTGGTATTGTGCTTTTGTTGCATCTGCGTTAAACACGTAGCCATTTGTCAGTGCCTGTATTTTAATTGCTCTTTTTCCTTTATCCATTTCCGGAAGATCATTATTGATCGTACATCGTTCCAACCAGTCTGAGAAATCTTCGTAAAACTCCGCCACATCGATATTCTCTGCAACGTCTGCCCCGAAGTACTCACGGCTTGCCAGGACAAAATTAAAACGGCGTTCTGTGTCGCCGTTAATATATCGCTTTTTAATTGGCTGTGATGTTACCGATGCTTCGATCGCATAACTTTTTGTATCCTCCGGAAGATGTTCCACGCCCACCAGATCATCAAATGCTGATAATCCAGGATAATCTTGTATAAATTCTCTTACACTTGCGATCACGCTCATTCTGCTTTACCTCCAATAAACTTCGCAACAGATTCCACAATCTGATCTCCGTTGTCAGCCCAACATCGCTGATCCCATTCTTTACCACGGAGGCCTTTCCCTTTATTCTCATGATATTGTCTCTGTGCATATGGCTGTACATAATCAATAGAATCTTCATTTTCTATCGCTGTATTTTTTAATGGTCCGTTTAAGTACGGAACATACGGATCTGCTTTTCTTCGGAATTCACCAGTAAAAAATCTTTGTGCTGGTCCACCAATCTGAAGACCTCTTGTCTTTAAAATCTGATCTGGCGAAAGTTCGACTTTTACTTGTGTTCCCATTTAAGCACCTCCGATTCTCCAATGTGGCAAACTTCCTCTCCGGTTATCCGAAAACGATAATACTTTTCCCGTGTACTGCTGTTTTAAAAATTCTGATTCTTTTTCAAAATCTTCTAACAATCCTTTTCCAAACAGATCCCCGTTGTTGATCGTCCAATACTTTTCTGCTTCTTCTGCAGATAATTCCCGATACTTGTCTGCATTGATATATTCTCTCCCTTCTGTATCTGCGGATAACGGGATGCGGATCTGATACAAATCGGCAGAACTAAGTCCCTGATCGGTAACAGTTGTCTGCTGCTTTGTGTAAAAATTAACACCTTTGATCTGAGTCTTTAAATAGATCTTTCGTGCTGTCTTTTTATCAACTCCGTGACTGTTATAGATCGTGAGGTCTGCATTTGTCATCATATGGCCCACACCCCCTGTACAAGAGTCCTGTATGTGCAAGATAAGGATACGCCGCTTTCTTACAACGATGCTCTACTGTTCCTGTTGCTTTGCTCTGACTCGTCACAAAGCTTACACTGTATCCATCGTTGTTCTCACTTGCAATCTCCCTTCCTGCATCATCTTTTCTCATTCTGTCCTGATACATTACATCTGCCACTGCGCATGTGGCCAGACTCACTTCCTCTGGAATCTCTGCCATATCATCAACTCTGGCAAATGTAAGAAACTTCACAAAGATACTCGCCTTTAAGACCATACTAGGGAAAGCTTTCTCCGGTATGATCTCGCCATGAAATGTATTTTCATAAAAATCCCTGTCTGCATATTCCACCATACCGGATCACCGCCTACCCTCTGGAAATGATTCTTGCGATTGGAATTGCTTTGTGATCGATCACTTTCTTATCGGAATTTGTTTTTCCGTTATCAACCAGTGTCCAGTTAGATCCATCAGCAAGTTCTGTATCTGTTGGGGATTTTGCAGCCATAGATTTTCTAGTAAATGAAATGCCGTATGGTGCAAATACTTTTCTCTGTCTCATATACAGAGTATCTTCTCCGCCATGTGTTTTTGGATCACGATACATTTCATATGGTACTTTGGCACCAATGTCTTCATAATCAAAAGCTCCGTCACCTAGCACATAAGTTGTATATTTTGTGTAAGCTTCCTGTGCTGCAACATAACCAGACTCTCCTTTTGTTCCACTTTCTTCTACTGCAGCAACTTCTTCTGTTGGCATAGAATCATCGATCAGAACTAAGCGGCCATTCCATGTTGCAAGAGTTAAGTCTCTTTCAACTCCATTTGCATCTGTCTGTGTCATATATTTTAACAGTTTCAGATTTTCAAGATTCGTTGCCACCGCGCTGTGCATGATCGCGATCGTAAACTTAGACTTATTGTCTCCTGCTGCCTTCTGTAAAGCCGTATTTAATGTATCAGCCTGGACAACATTCTTTGCATTTCCATCTTTGTCGGTTGCTGTTACTGCTGTGATATCAGATGTATGTGTATCAACAAAGACTTTGTTTTCTTTTCCGGTCATTGCAAAGACACCTTCCAGAATCTTTACTAATGTTGTCTGATCCAGATCAGCTTTGTAATCGTTAACCTGTGCTGCAACATTGTCCATAAAGCTTACGCCACCTGTGACATCTTCTGAAAAGTCTCGTTCTGTCCACCCTTTCATACGACCAACTACAACGACACCTCTCTCAAATGTATCTGTGCTTTCAGACTTAAGATCTGTCTCACCATCATAGTTCTGTGCTGCTCCACCGATCAGACCATGCATTGGCAATACTGCATATACTGTTCCTGTCTGTGAACTGAACGTGTTTTTGATATCCTGATTACCTTTTAAGGCTCTGGACTTGATCAGCTCGTTCTTTTTTAAATTTGGGATCCTCTCTGTGTAGGCACCAAATGCCTGAGGATTGAATGATTTAGAATCAAATTTTTCTCCTGCCATTTCTTACTCCTTTATTTAAATCTCTGCTCCGGGATTCTGTTCCATATAGTCACAGAGTTCCGAATATGTCATTTCACTTGGTTTCTTTCCACCAATACCGCCGGAACCACCATTTGTTCCTTTAACGATCGTTGGTGCTGGTTCATCGCTCTCGAACAAGAAGCTGTTTTCTTCCTTGATCTGTGACAGCTGTTCGTCTAAACCAATGATCTTTCCATCGTTTAGTTTCAGTCCGTCCATATCAAGTAACGCTTTAACCGCTTTGCTGTTTCTGGCTTTCGCTCCTGTCAATGCTGCAGTTAACGCATAATCAAATTTCATTTCTGAAATCTGAGCATCTGCATCACTCTTTGCTTTCTCAGCTTTCGTTTTCCAGTCATCTGCTGCCTGCTTGATGCCGTCAATGTCCATGTCTTTAAACTTCTGAATCTCTGCATTTGCATCGTTTACCTGAGTTTCAAGACTTTCTGCTTTTAGCTTATAGCTGTCTCGCTCCTGAGTGATCTTCTCTGCTTTTTTCTGTTCTACAGCGATATCCTTTCCGTTTTCAGCCATGATCTTATCAATCACTTCCTGGGAAAGATTTAAACCTTTTAAAAAATCTGTTTTCATGTTACTATGCTCCTTTCGTATTAGGTTGTTTTAGGCGTGTAACCGACCGCCACGAACCGACTGTTTAAGGTCTGATCAGCTGACCAATGTTATTTCTTTGCATAAAAATAACACCCAGATCTCTCTGCGTGTCCTCTGCAGCTTAACCCTGCTGCGGGGAGATATTTGGATCACCGTCCTTTCTATTCTGTTGACTTCATGTTTCGCTGCTCCTTTCTTAAAAATTCGTATAAAAATACCACCTGACATTGATCAGATGGCGTTTAATCTAAATTAAGTTTTTCTTTACATGCATCACAATAAAATGATTTTGTTGTTTTTGGATTTCCAACTGGTACTAACTTTCCTTTTTTGCATAATGGACAAGTTGCTTCTTGCCCTTGTCTTACTTTTTTAATTGCTTCATCAACTTCATCCCAAAATCTCATATATAATCACCTCCACGGTAATTCTGGATACAATTCTTTTATTTCTTTAATTATACTTCTTAATTCATTTGCAGTCAATGTATTACGACGATACTTATGTTTTAACTCCTGAGCTCTGCAAACGCATTCTGACCACTGTGATCCACCAATATCATATCGATGATGTGTTATTTCATGAATCAATGTTTCAGCGGTTTTTTCAATTGTTTTTGTGTCTGATGCATAAATACGAATATTATCTTTCCATTGCTTTCCGTATAACTTATCTGGATTATCAACATGATATGCTAATTCTATATTAATTTCTGGATGATCAACAATATATTTCATTGTCTCTTTTCCAATGTCGGACTTATTCAAATTTCTCTGAACGCTCCAATGATTGATCAGATCCTTTTGTCCTAAATTAAAATCAGTTAATCGTTCTGTAAATTTAGATTCATTGACTTTTGTTTTTCTATTACTCCATACAGCTTTCTGTGCAACACTACGACCAAATCCAACGATATCTCCTGCTTTGTTCTTTACTGCATGGATCTGAACTCTGGCAGACTCATATCGCCTTCCTGTTTCTTTGCAGAAAGCTTTTAATGCTGCTTCCTGTTTCTTTAATTTCACAGATTCTTCATTAAACCGATTCTGTAAAGTATTTTTTAAGGTATCATCTTTCGCTTCACTGATCGCTGAATTATATCCAGCAAGTTTCCTCTTTGTCTCTCTGATCTGTCGTTCATGACCTCTCTGCATCTGACCCGCTTCATACTCTGTAAATTGCTTTCCATTGTATTCAACATTCTTTGCAGAATAATCATCTAACATCTCTTGCGTATATGCTGGCGTCGATATTCCTGGGAAGAACGCATGGAAGTTATGGCGGCAATTCCAACCACATAAACCTGGTCCTGTTCCATATCCTGTTGCTTCATAAAAGTTTTCATATTTTGGATCAGTCCCAGATAAACAAAAGACCTTCCCTTGCCATACGGCATGTTCCGGTCTTGCTCCTTCATGTGCAGTTGTTTCAACATAATCACAGTTCTGATCTTTTGCGTATTGCAAGTTCATTTCTGCTGCAGTCTGGTTTACTCCGGTAAGTACAGCTCTTCTTACCGCGACATCTAATTTATCGACATGCTGTGACGGATATAAGACTTCTGTTCCCTGCACTGCTGCCTCTTTGATCGCATCTGCAATTGCTTTGTCATAACTGAATGCTCCAGAACTAACTTTCATCTGTGCTCTATTACAAGCTTGTATGTAAGCTGACTGTGATCTTACTGCGGTTGTCATCGTGAGATTATCAAGTTCCTGGCATGTTTTTCTGATATTTGCTTGCAAGATTCTCTGCATTCCATTGGACTGATTTAACTTAATATCTTCTTTGCCTGCCTGTTTGTAATATACAGCCTCGTTCTTTAAGTTCCTAACACCTGCTTCTTCATACATTCTCTGAACTTCATGCTTTTGATATCCAGATACCTGACTTACTCGCTTGATCGTATCTTTATAAACAAGACCTGCATTCTGTAAAACTTCAGCCTGATGTTTTGTTGACTCTGATACATTTCCCATCTTTACGATTCTTTTTGCCATATCAGATATGATCGCTATTGTCAGAGTGTCAATGATGCCAAGTAACTGATCGGAGAACTTTTCCAAATACTTCGGATCAAGCATCTGTGATCACCTACTCTTCCTGGATGGTAAAACGATCATCCTGTGCCGGCATCATTTTCAATGCTTCTTCCTCAGATACGCCATACTTGGCCGCAATGTATATTTCTTTTCGAATCAGTCCTGCAGTTGCATCCTGCTGCATACTCTGCAGTTCCTGTTCTTTGTCGATCACGATCGAATCGTCCCAGTCAAAACTGATTTCGTATTTCTTGCCACCATTTAGATTAGCAAGCTGTGCGATCACATCCATTGCATAGACTAATTGTTCTAATGCTTTTTGCAGCGCTTTCTGGATATCAGATACTGTGCTGTATGATCGCTGTTTACTCGCCTTAATTTCTTCTGCAGTCTTATCGACTGTGTTTGGATCACTTAATGTTCCATAGGCGAGACCTACGTTAAACTCAATCCTGCGAAGAATTGTATTGAATCCATTGATAAGACTTTCGTCACGGATTGGCGGTGCAAACACTTTATACTGGTCGTGATCTTCGTCAAAATCCATCATCCGAAAGAGTCTTTCTTTTCCTTTTGGAAGATCAAATTCTCCGTTTTCTTTACGTTTAAATAACCCAATGTCTGCATCGATCGCTAATTCAGACCCTTCATATTCCCATAAGATTCTCGTCCATTGATAATCAGCTTCTTTGATATCATCGATTGCTCTGGAATATACAGATACTCCCAACGGAGATGAATCATCGACATTATTTGCATTTGGTATCTTGAAGTATGCAAATAACGGCTTTTTCACGTTTAAGATCGTGACAGCTTCTTCCAGATTTGCCCACTCTGGTACAGCACTAAGCGGTACTTCTTTTCCCAATACCTCAACATTATCAAGATCCTGTCTTACAAAAGCCTTATTCATAATGTGATATGTAGTGTTCTCATCATGCTGATGGTATTCCAATCTTGTATATACCTGTTTCCCGATCGTTACAGTTTCCATAAAGACCGCTGCGATAACTTCCCCTCTGGAATTAAATTTCGTTGGGAAAAAGTGATCAGCTTGGACCATGTCAACTTCAATGTGTCCGTCAGAAACATAAGGCTTCATTGCAAGTCCACCTTTTGCACAGGCATATTCCGTATACGTTCGTATGTTATCAGTCACGGTTTGGTATTCATCGTTGAGAAACTTATTTCCTGTGATCTCGGTCTTTAATTCCAGTGTGACAAGCCTTGCAAATTCTCCGGCAATAGCTGCAGGTAACCCACAAAGCTTCAGCTCTTTTCTTTTCCAAGGCGGTTGATTTTTATACATCTTCGACCAGAGATCAATTTCTCTTGCCATCTTGTCCGATACGGCAACATCAACTCCGATCGCATCCCTGATATTTTCTTTTCCAAGCATTTTTCTTATCACCTGCCTTATTCGCTCAATAATTTCTTTTATCATTTAATCAACTCCATTTTCGTTCACGTCTTACGATCGTGTAAGCAAAATATCTCACTGCATCCATACAATTGTGTATAATAAAACCACCACAAACACTAAAGTTGTGGTGGTTCTTGACTTCCATATTATATACATCTGCTTTTCCTATGGATTTAACACTTTTTATTTTTACATACTGGACAGTATTTTGTTTTTTGGTACTTATTGGCAACATATTCCTTGCCACATTTACAACAAATTTTAATAGCATCATCAACTCCTGATTTTCGTCTCCATGCCGATTTGCATTTATTTGAGCAAAATCTTGATCTTGTTTGTGTGCTAACAAATTCTTTATTACAATACTCACAAACAAACTTTCTTGGAACTTTCATCTTCCCTTTCATTTGCTCATAATGCTTTTTGTGCCATTCGCTCCCGTCTTTGCTTTTGTGCCAATCTTTAGAAGCGGGAATAGCATTTTCTTTTAAGTTTTTTAACATATCATCATAATTGTTTCTTGCCTTCTCCTCTGCGTGTAATCGTGTATGTTTACTATTTGTCATCAATTCTAAATTTGAAATTTCGTTATTGCTTTTATCCTCATCTTTATGATGTACAGAATATCCATTTGGAATCTCACCATTTTCACATTCCCATATATATACATGAAGCCTTATGCGTTTTCCGTTTATTATTCTTGATGATAAATAGTACCCTGTCCGCTTGTCTTTTCTGAATTTATATCCATTATATAATGCCAAGTCTCCGTTTTCTAAATATTCTACCATTTAACGCACCTCCTGATATAAGATTATCATTTCTTTATTCTTATATCAAGTATCGAATCGTGTCCAGTTAGATCGTTTACTTTTTTCCAACCATTTTGAGTAAATATTAAATGATTGGCTGTTGCCTTGATCGTTCTTCCATCTTCCATCTCTATTTCAAATACTTCGACATTCTCCCTTGTCTTTCTCACATTATAGTATGTAGAAATTTCAGGTTTTCTTCGCCTTAAATTATAGCAATGTACTTTTCCTGTTTTACCAACAAGCTTTTCTATTGGAATCGGACCATCAATTGTATCAATAAGCGTATCACCAGTTATGCAATGATCATGCTGCTTCACTGGTTTATCTTCTCCACGTTCCAATGCCTTGTCATCCCAGATATAAGAGCCAAATTCTTTAATTGTTTCCTTACAACATTCAGAGAATAGTAATACACCTATATTTAACAGATTTCCAACAAATCGGATCCCATCAAGAACATCATTCTTTGCTTTCTTAACCTTGAATCCTCGTTTCTTAAGCTCCGCGATAAAGGATGCTGCTTCTGGATCGACAATGATTGATTCAACATTGATTCCTTCCAGGAACTCTTCCATGTCATCTGCATACTCTCCATCGGTCTTCTGCGTGGTCTCATCTCGACCAGAATAGTAATATTCCTTCGTTGCAACCCACTGACTCTTCTGATTCTTCTCCCAAAGAAGATATACTGTAGCATTCTGCGTACCATAATCGACACTGACGTATTTACTGCCGATTGCTGAATAATGTTCTGACGTGACATGCTTTTCTTCATCAAACATATCATAGATAATTCCCTCAGCTACAGCCCACAGGCCCTCAATATATCGATTGTAAAACACCCCGGTATACATTGCCCGGTATCGTGCTTTAATTCGCTCAGATAAGCTCAGATTGTCGTCCATTGTGAAATGTAAATAGACAAGTTTCTTTTCATCTGCACGATCAATCCAATTAGTCTTAAACCAATGATAAGGTCCATCTGGATTACAGTTAAACCAATATTTTGATCCATCAACGGAACAACGTCCTGTCGCCTGGTTAACAAAAGATTCAGGCATCAATGCAACTTCATCAAAAAAGACTCCTGCAAGTGTGATACCCTGTATCAAGTCCTGTGATCGCTCATCCTTACCGCCAAAGATGTAAAAATAATTTTCTTTGCCACCTCTCTGGATAACAACTAAGTTATCAGCTCTGTGATCTTCAACGTGGTATCCTCGACTCTTAAGCATAAGCTTTAACCAAAAGAGTACGTTTCTCCGGAAAGAACCAATCGTCTTACCGCACATACCGAAGTTCTGGCCATTGAACGTTTCCATTGCCCACATTGCAAAGGATAAACACATAGAAACTGTTTTCCCCGATCGAATAGCTCCATCTGCTATGATTCCATCTTGATCATGCACTGGCGAATTTGGTAGCCACCAGGTAAGTATCTTTTTCTGCTTCTTAGAGAACGGCCGAAACTTAAAGACAGCTTTCTTTATTCTTCTTCCCATACATCTGCCACCTCACCTTTTAAGGCTTCGATGAATCCATCGTCTTCTGTCTCTTCTTCGGATGTTCCGGACATGATCGCTGTCTTAGCTCTGATCTGCTCAATCTTAGCTTTCTGTTCTGCAGTGGCAATATCCATATGATCTGCAAGCCAATCTATTGCCTTCATACGATCTGCGAGCTTTACACTCACGCCATCACGGCCCTGCTTCACTTCTGTGATCAGAGTACCGTCAACTTTATCTGACTCTTTTAGCCGGACACTGTTGACCATCCTTGGACCATAATCAGTTTCTATTTCTTCTTGACCGAACGACATAAAATCATTCATATCTGCAAATGCAATATCCATATACTTCTGAAAGATATCTTCCTGCTTAAGCATCTCTCTATTCATGTGATTCTGCTTTAGCTGTTCAATCTCTTTTCTGATCACTGGATTCTTCATAAGCCTGCTTCCTAATACGGCAGCAGATGCATAAGTACATCCTGGATAAGCTTTCATGTAAGCTTTCGTGTAATTAAACATCCTGGATTGATACAAACAAAAAAGCTGCTGCTGATCGGTAAGTTCATCGTTGATCACGACCTGACTTACATCCTCTGCAACGGCTTCTTTTTTGTGTGCACCCTTTTTGTTTTGTGTGCACCCTTTTTGTGTACTTTTCGTCTTTTTATTTCTCGACCATGCGTATCGTTTCTTCCACGATTTCACAGTATTTATCGAGACTCCATACTTGGCAGCAATGTCTTTATACTTCATTCCCACTACATAGTCGGCTTCTGCAAGTATGTAGTTTTTTTCTTCACTCAAACATTACCACCTTCTTTCTTATTTCTTAAATGGACCACCAGGGACTCGAACCCTGGACCGATCGGTTATGAGCCGATTGCTCTGACCTACTGAGCTAGAGGTCCTTATGCCGGATTGCTCCGGCTTTTATTCAGACATCAAATCTACATTTTCAATCGCTGCCCTTGCTTCAAGCACTGCAATATACTCAGACATTGCTTTGATCTGCATGTTGTAAATGCTACGAGGGCAAGTTGGTTCAAACTCAAGTGTTCCATCATCCCACTTTTTAAGCATTCCCTTTAATCCTTCATAACGAATTACTAACTGAGCATATTCTGCCTTGAAACGTTCTTTATAATCTGTACTTATCATGCCAACAGCTGTTGCCGGTAATTTGTTTTTGTCATATTCGATATAATCAGTTTCGAACATTTCTTTTGGCAACCACTGCTCATGTCCATTCTCATATTCCATCAAGTATCCTTTATCCATCGGATCTTCATCTGCAGGAATCTGCCATCCTCGATAATCGTTATAATCACCGCGTGTCATAGGTTTTGCTTTAATAATCTTTGTTCCGATATACTGTTTCATTTGTTACCATCCTTTCTAATTTTAAACATAAAAAGACCCGGGGCCCGAAGGTCACCCGAGTTCATTTTTATAATTTGATATTAAGTTTCATGATTACCTGATTTTATACGATTCGATGATACCTCTGATTTCTTCAGCAGTTAAATTATCATGCTTCTCTTTACCCGTATTTCTCCATGCATCAAGCATTTTTTTGTATTGATCGACTCTTTTCGCATGCGAATCAAGTTCTGCACGACCGTCGTCAAAAATTTCTCCATACAAACCTTCATCACGCATTAAAAAATCCGCAAAACAATAATACTGAATTTCATTGGATCCATCGAACCCTTCATACTTGATGTCATTTTCATCAATTTGAGCCTTTTCTTCATCTGACAACTCATGATATGAAACCATCAATGCTCGGTAAAGATTAAGAACATCAAAAACAAACTGTGTCACTTCTGAAGGAACAGTTTTATCAAATCCGTCTGTTAACCAATCATACAAGTCCTCATATCCGCGCACTACAATTTTTTGAAAGTTCTCATACCTTTTACTCTCGTGTTCGTCATCACTATTTAGTATTCTCAATGCCTCGTATTGATTGTATAAAAACAATCTTTCTTTTTCTGTCAAATTCATAATAAAATCGCCCCCTATTTCTTTTTTTTATTTATTATATCACAAAGTTTCCGCATATTCTAGTAGTTATAGAACAAAAGAACATCGTATTTCTACGATGCTCAAAAAATTATACGGGGCGATTGATTGGACTCTATCCAATTTCCTCAAGTATAACTATAACACACTTTTTTGTTTAATTTGTTTAATCTTTTAGATTTTCGCTGATTATTTGAGAAATTCTGCCTTTCGTATACCCCAATCGTTCTCCAACTTCCTGTTGTGTCATGCCATTCAGGTAAATGAATTCAAAAATCTGTCTTGCATTGCTGTCAGGAATCTGGCTGATAAACTCTTCGATCTCTGCCAGAAGTTCATCCACCTGTTCCTGTCTCTTTCCATTGATCATCATCTGCCGATAGATCACATCTGCCTGTTTTGGCTCTGACATCACAACACTCATGTGCGTTTCGATATAGGGGAACGTATCCATAGATCCTTTTACTTTCCCAATGACTGCCGGAATCCTCTCTGCTCTCTCATTCAGTTTCTCCATTTTCCCTTCCAGCATCTTCTGCTCCCTCTTCAGAGATCTATACTGCCTTAGCTTTTTCTTATCCATGTCTTGCCTCCTGTTACGATTTATTAACTGCTGCCTTATCCGGTCTGTCATTTCCCGGTACTCTTGTTTGTAATGCGCCCGATCGGCACAAATGCCCATGCAGATTATCTCTGCACAGGCTTTGCATGGATCTACCATATCTTTCTTCCACCTTTTTGCTTCATCAGGTTTCTTTTGTAAAGCTTCCCTTTGGTCGTCGAATAGTACTTGTCTTTGTCTTCTTTCTTTTTCTGTCTTATTGCCTGCATACTTAACTTCCATGCAGTAAATTCAGTGCATTTTCTTCGACATTCAACTCGTTTTTCTCTTTCTCCGCCATGATCACACTTGAAACATGGACAATCTAGATATCCCATTTATGTATCACTCCTTATAATTTTTCAGTGGGCATAAAACGCATGCTCCTGCACTTGTTTTGTCAAAATGTGGTGTCATTTTTGCATACACGCAATAACCGTCGCACATTTCTTGTTTTACTTTTTTCAGGTCGTCGTTTACTGTTATTACTCCTGTCAGCTTATCAGTAATTGATACTTCCCTTGTCATAACTCATCCCTCTCTTTCGCTGCGGCACAGAGTGACATCACTGCCACTCCTGCTACTGCTCCAATAACTAATCCGCTTAAAAATCCAACGATCATAAATTAACCCTCCATCATATTTTCAAACCTGTATTTTTGCTTTGCATCTGGATATTTTTCGTGATCTACTTCACTCATAAACATCTGTAATGGTCTTGCATAGATTCTTTGCATTTCTTTTGTAGCAGCATATACTACAAGTAATTCATTTGTCTCCGTATAGCGAGCAACATTAAGGACAACATATAAGTTCCCTTTAAAGTGTTTGTACACTTCGTAAGGTTTTGGCATGTGTCGTCCATTTAGCATTTTCACCACTCTTTCTATTTTCTCTATTGTCTTTCCCATATTCTTAACGCTCCTTTATTCCAAGTGGAATGTTACATTCTGCATGATTGATCCCAGTATCAAAAATTTAATAGCTTGATAGCAATCTTTTTTTCGGTCGGAATAAAAATAAATTCCATAACATACGATTGTTAGTGTTAAACTTAATACTTTTACAGCATCTTTTGTTGTTATCATTTCTTACTGCCCCCCCCCACATCGTAAATCTCACATGATACTACTTCGTTTCCTGTTCCGTTATCTGTAACCTCAACATCCACGTCATATCCGGAACCCACCAGAGCATCAATGATGATACTCTGGATGGATTCTTCTTTTGTATGGATGTAGGCTTTTCCTAATCTTTGTCTTACTTTGCCCATTACTCTTCCTCTAGTTCTTTTTGGATTTCGCTTGTTAATTCACAATAATAATTATCTATTACTTCTTGACACATTTGAGTTAGTGCATTAATGCTTGATAAACAAAGCATATTTTCTTCATAAATTACATAAGCTGGTGTTTCTCCATCTTCTTTGTATAAACATTCAAATGCAATAACATATATTTCATTTATCTCATTACAATCTTTTAATTCACCTCTTTTTCTATATAATTTTTTAATAAGTCTTTTATAAAATCCTACCAAGATTTTCATAGCTCCGTCTTCATCTTGGTCCAGATTATAAATTATTTCTGGCTGATTCATAATTGTACAAATGATTGTCTTTTTAACTGCATCCTTGAATTGTGTCTTTGTAATCATATTCTCTTCTCCTTCCAGCTGATACATCAACTGTTGTATTGTTTTATTAATTGATGTATTAAATGATATATTAGTTAATCCTTAACTTTCTTTAACAATTAATAGAAACGGTCTTTCTGCATTTCATCATCAACTTCCTTTGGTATCGGAATCGGTTCAAAGTCATCATTTTCCCCATTCATAAATTTAATCAGACCATCTATGTAGTTGTTAAATTCTACCATTCTTTTTTCTTCATCGGTCATTATCGATCACTTCCTTCTCACAATAAATGCATCCCTTATCACACTTGATCCGAACCTTTAACTTCTGCTGCTTGTCCGGACATAATCTCATCTCTCTGATTGGCTTATTGGTGATCTCACAGATGTAACCTTCAAATTCTTTCTTGTTTACCATTATTTTCTCCTCCATGCCATCACTACATCGTTCTTTCTAAGATCTAATTTAATGTTGTTTTCTTCTCTGACCTGCTCGATCATATCGATCCATGTCACATTTCCTGTTTCTAAACACTCTGTTTTGTCATTGAATCTTTTCTTGAATCGATCTAATCTCTTAGTTCCGAAATCAAATTCATCTTTCAAGACTATAAGACTCATGATCAATACAGTATCTAAAATCTGTAGCGTTGCATCTCTAAAATCCTGATCAAGTTCTCTTGGATCTATTAGTGTTCGAAGTCCTGCAAGATTTCTCTGTCTTGTTATTCTCTGTAGCTCTTCTAATCCTTTTTCTTTTGCTATTTTGTCACAGAACGCAATTCCTTCATTTCTGCCCTGCATTATATAATCTTGTTTACTCATACTATCTACCTATCTCAGACAGCTTAACTTTCTACCTGAAACAGCATTTATACTGATCACATTTCTATAATTTCTTGCCCGATCATATAAACTGCCGTGATTCTTCTCCTGTGATTTGAAAAATTGTAATACCAAATCTAGTTTGTGAAAAATAAAAATACAAAAAACCTGAAAAATATGTTTACGTTTGCTTGCTTCGTTAATAGTTACTCGAAAAATCTTAATCAGATAGAAAGTTAAGCTGTCTGATCGTACTCCTTTACTTATTTACTTATGATATCCGGCACAATTGCCTACATAATGCCACTGCAAACCTTCGTGTTTTGTCTCGCCCCCCCCTGTTATCTCAGGGTAGAAACGCTTATACCACCTCATCAATGTCTTATGATCGATGCCTGATATTCTACTGATCTCATTTGTGGACATGCCATGTTGGATCCATAACTGCACAACACGGCGTTTAAATCCTTTGCTGTAATCCGCCAT